ATTTGGTGGTGCCACAGAGATAGCCCTACAATCATTATCAACAAGATTCTCCAACTTTGGAGATGCTATGAAGAAAGCGGCTGTGGCTTTTGGTGGAAAAGGAAAAGGCGGATTCCTAGATGGACTTGCAGATGCCACAGGTGGATTAACAGAATTCATAGGTGAGAATGAAGACCTACTTGCGGCAATGGGTAGATTGTTAGGACAAGGTTTGAACCTTGTCATAGATGCATTTGGTCTGTTATTTGATGCTATCAGAGTAGTGGTAGACATAGTCAAAGGAACGATAGATGCTTTTGTATCAATGAAGAACACTTTGGTAGAAGTGGCTGACGGTGTAGTAGAATTTAAAAACAAAGTCACAGGCAAATTTGATGAAATGAAAAATGAAGCTGTTGAATCTGCTAAAGGACTATGGGAAGGTGTCACAGGTTGGTTTACTGAAACAGAAAAAGATGTAGTGGGGCAAAGTATCGTCCCCGATATGGTTGATGGTGTTATTGTCCAATTCCATAGAATGGAAAGAGAGACAATAGCATCAACAAGATCAATGAGTGAAGGCACAACTCATATAATGAGAACAGAATTCAGTGACAGCAATTTACAACACATATTGGTTGATCCAGTTGATAGAGCAACAACATCAGTGTCAGGATCATTTAATAGAATGGAAAATTCTATAGCAAGTAATATTTCAGGAGTGTTAAAAGGCACAAAGAGTTTCAAAGATGCTTTAATTGATTTAGGTTCACAAGCTATTACAGGAGGTCTTGGCAACATTATCTCAGGTGGAGGATTTGGTGGAGGATCTAGAGGCGGTGGAGGACTTGGTGGAATAATAAGTTCTGTCGCTGGCAGTTTCTTTGGAGGATTATTTGCAGATGGTGGAAAATTAGCCAAAAACAAATTTGGTATAGTTGGAGAAAAAGGACCAGAGCTAGTGACTGGACCTGCAACCATAACACCTTTATCAAAAGATAGATCAGGTGTTTCTCCTGTGTTTAATTTTAACATCACAGGAAACTTAGGAACACAAACATCAGGCACAGTCACACAAACTGATTTAAATAGAATGGCTGGCAAGGTATTAGAAGAAAGTATTAGAATAATGTCAACACAAGGGAGATTTGCTTAATGTCTGCTAACACAACATCAACTGCACATCCATCACCCACAGATACAAATTCAAATGCTATATCTGTTGGACCAAGTGTGAATTCAACGGTTGAAACAGAAATAAGAATGGACATATTAGAATTTGGTGATGGCTTCGCACAAAGGATACCAGATGGTCCAGATAACTTGAGAAGAATTTACACAATAGTTCACGAGAACTTGAACACAACAGATGCCAACCTGTTAAGAGAATGGTATGAATTTTACAGCAAAGGTCAGACAATAACTGCACCCACAACTCCTACTGATGGGACAACAAGAAACTATTACATTAGAGAATTCAATGAACAACGATCAGGTCCTTTGCTACACACATTCACGGCGGTGTTAGTAGAGGATCAATAATGCCAAACTTTTTAAATGATTGTAAAAACATAAATGAATACACTCCTATAGAGTTATACAAATTTGATTTTTCTACAATCACTCCTAGATTCTTTTCAGCTGTTTCCACAACAGCTTTTTTAACACCACACAGGCAATCAAATGGATCAAACATTGTAATGAATGGTCAAACATTCACTCATTGTGCGATGAACATAGAAGGCATATCAAGTGAACTTGGTGCCAGACCTTCAAGGCCAACTTTAAAAATTAACAGGAAAGTGTTTGAAGCATTGACTCCTGTTGCGGCCATTGAGACAAGTTGGACAGGGTTAGGAAACTTACCACCCTTTCCAATGAGAGGTGTCAAGGTAGAAAGATTTTTGACTTTACACGATTACAATGCAGACAGCGATTGGACAATGACCAGTGATCAAAGTTCAGGCACAGCGGCACAGAAAGCCGCAAGACATACTGCGGTTTTACAGAGTGGAGTGTTGCAAAGATATTTCGTAAATGGTATTTTAGATACCACAGGACACTTACTAGAATTAGAATTAACACCAGCAATAGGATTAGAACAAAGAACACAATCAAATAGAAAAATGCCAACTGGTCTATGTAGTTTGAGATATAGAAGTTATGTAGGTGGTGCTTTCGTTTATACATCAATTGATGATGGTGGTTGTCCATATGGACAAACAAACAACCAAGGCGATCAAGCAACATTCACAAACTATTTCAATAGAGCAAACCAAACAACCAGTGATGCATCACAAGACTACTGCAACAAAACAGCCAGAGCTTGTAAGCTGAGATGGGATCCTTCAAACAATGGATCACCTATACCATTTATGGGACAGTTCAAAGCAGGTTCACCTGGAGCAAAAAGAAAGGATGACAAATAATGGCTAACATAAAATCAACAAATGATCCTTTCAATTCAGTAAAGACAACTGCTAGTAGTTCAGCTGGTGCAATTAAATCAAAAGACAGAGATGTTGTAGCAGGAGATCTTGTTGACAAACAATTCTACACAGGTGAAGCAACAGATACCACATCTGTAAAAATACCAATCGTTTATGGAACGGTCCTAACCAAAGGTGTTGTTATAGATGAAAAGACTGTTAGTGACATTGGAGGATTTACTGGTGCTGTTGAAAAAGATATAATCAATTATAAAAATTACAAGATATTAATCAGTGAAGGTGATTGTAATGGCATCAAATCAAACATCTTAAATCACACAATCATTAATGGTGTTCCTTTACAAGATCCAGATGATTCAAGCATCGTAGAACTTGCAGGTGTAGAAGTCAAAGAACAAAAAACCACAACAAGTTCAAGTTGGGGTGCTTCATCAAATCAATTCAGTAGTAGAAGCAAAGATGTTGATATCAGTCCTTTTAAAACAGGAACAACTAATCTTGAAACTTCTATTATAAACAAAGGTGGTTTCTTGCAAGGACTGGCAGATGTATCTGTGTCATTGACAAACAATCATATCTTAAAATTTGATACAGCTTCAGACAAGTTCGTATCTTCTCATTTCAATGATGCCATTAATGATGTAGGACTTTATATCACATCATCAACACAACCATATGGTGTTGTATCAAATCCATCAACCTGGGTATTACCAACAGCAGGACAATTCACAGTCACACTGGCAACAGACAACAGAGCAAGTCAAACACCATTTAGATGGTGGAAAGCTGGATCCAATGCAGGTGGGGCTGGACACTCAATAAATGATACAGCTTATCAATCATCTGTTTTACATATGGATGGATTGGCAAGACCAGATTTATTGATGTATGAAAATTCTACATACACATTCACTTGTAGTAGTTTAGGATCAGGAAACGGTTTCTATGTTAGTTTAAATGGCACAGATGAATACACAACAGGAGTTGAAAGCTCAGCTGTTGCCCACGGGACTACAAAAACAGAAAATGGAACATTCACAATAACACCATCAGCATCAACACCAAGAATACTTTATTACAGAACACAAGCGGCAATAAACACAGGTGGTAGGATATTGGTAAGGGCGGTAGATTAATATGACAACTTATGTAAGAGCACCAGCAAGTGGATCAACAGCAGGATCATCACAATCATTAGATGTAAAATTTAATGAAGATGTTTTTGTCCATACAGCAGGAAGTTCAACCCAAGCTGAATTAAGTTCTCTAACAATTTCAGGAATGGAAGACTATGAACTCACTTGGTTTGGTCTAGCAATTGGTGGTAATACATCAGACATCACTTCTACAACTTTTGATGTAGATATCGATAATTCAAATATGACCAAAGCATTTGACAGTTCTACTGGATGTGATTTTGATTTAACAATTTCTAAAAGTGCTCCAAGTGATACACAGGCCCCAGATATGCTTGACAGAGTTTTTCCTATTGTGGAAAGTGATTATGCTACTTTTTCAAATGCAACTGCATCAACATATTCAGAAGCATTCAAAGAAATATGGACAGGTGGTAAACTTAGAAATGACACATCAGATGATGCCTATTCAAGTTATGGTCACAGTGGTTTTACACTTGATTTTGCAAATTCACCAATGGGCACAGGTGGACACAGATTTAGTAATGATGATACTAATATATTGTTCTTGGGTTTTTGGGGACCTGGAAGATATGTTAAAGAAGCGGCCAAAAGAATTAAAATAAGACCAACATCAAATACTTCAACTGAATATGTGTTGATGGCCTGTGTGAGAACAGAGACAACTGACACAGCATTTTCTCCTGTGGCAAGATTGAGAGAAGCGACAGGATCTTATGCATCATTGGGTGTCACTATACCTGGAGAATCAGGTGCTTCATTTATATTTGACAAAGGTGAAGAAAATGACACATTCACAGCAACACACAAAGACAGCACAACTGGTCTTTTAGACAATGTGGTATATCCACACACTTCATTGATCCAATTGAGTTATCCAAGACCTTCTACATTTACAGATGAAGAAGACACAACAACATTTTCATTCATATATGAAGGAAAGAAGGTCACTAACTTCACAGCTGGCCCAAGCAATCCAGGTGAAGATCCTACAATAGGTTCTGATGCACATAGTTCAACAACTGCATTGGTGGCACACGATTACATAACCAACAAGAGATATGGTATGGGTGAAATGATACTTGATGTCAACACAACAGGTCAAGCAAATGGCAATGAACAAGCGGCAAAGATAAACAACCAATTGTATGAAGCCAAGATAAGATGTGAAGATGCTTTGACAATAACAGCAACAGATGGAACAACATCCACACAGAACAGATATGCTTTCAATAGTGTGATTGACAGTGATTCAGACAAGTTTGAAACACTATCTAAGATATTGAACAATATGCACAGCGATTTCTATTTCCATAATGGTTTCTTAAACATATATCAAGACAAACCAACTGATCCTGTAAAAATTGTAAATCAATCAAATGCACAAAACATAAAATTCACAGGTAGAAATCATTTACCAGAAGTGAACACAATGTATGTCAAATATAACAATGAAAGAAAAATGTTTAGACAAGATATCGCATTTGATGAATTGAGAGATCAGTTGAATACTGGTATGCCTGTGGTATCTAAAGAAGTTATCACAGAAGGTATAACAAACAAACACCAAGCATTGAGACATTCAAGATATCTACTTGAAAATGCAAGAATCAAAAATGAATTCGTATCATATACAGCAGGTGCGGATCACATTTATATGAAACCAGGCGATTTGATATATGCTGATTCAACAGAAGACAATGGTAAAAAACACTCAGGTAGGATTCTAAGTATATCAAGCACAACTGCCACGATAGATGGTGCTATTGAAATCAATGGTAGCAAAGGTTATAGAGTTTTGATTGAAAATGGCTTCACTGGTTCAAACCAATACAATGCACACGAACAGACAGTGGTCAACAACACAATATTTGAAACAAGTTTAATAATTCCTTTTTCAGGAACAACAACACCACAGACAACATTACAATTAGGTAGTGTGACAGGATTGAATGATATCAATGCTGGTAAATCTGCTTTGACTGATTTCAATGGACAGGCATTCATATTGATTGAAGATACTTCACCTGCAACAAAACCTTATCAACAAGAAAAGATTTATAAAATTACAAGCATAACAGAAACATCACCATTCGTTTATGAGGTGGTGGCACAGAGATACGATCAAAACAAATGGATCACTATAGATGAAGGTTATTTCTTTGGTTATGATTTAACAGAAAGTCTAGCATCAGCCT